ATATATAATTAATATATTAATGTGATTGATTCATCTCATTGTTACTTAATCGATCTCCTTACCCACACACCTAGTACCTATACGTTTTCTAATAGTTCGAATTGTATTGCAGAATCTTTTGAAACTTTTCTCCACATTCCTGAAACATTCTCATCAACGATCTCGTCGATCGCCTGCTGTATAGCTAACGCTTGATCGGCCTCGGACAAATCGTTTGAAACTCTAGCTATACGATCTAAGAAGGATGTGGTGTTGTATCCTTTACCTATGTCATACGCTAACCATTCATCAAACCTAGTGAAAGGATTGAATGGATTGTCAACTGTTGTTAACATGTACTCGATTGGTTCTGTAGTATCAGTCATGTTCACCTCACCCACTGATACCTACCTTGAGTGTGGTCAGGCCAATGCCAAACTTATCGGCTACCTCAGCCTGAGTGTATCCAGAATCCAACATGGTCTTAGCTGTACGTAACATAGACGCCGACATCTTAGGTGTACTCTTAGGCAAGGCCAGACGCTTAATGGTATCTATGTCTGAATTGGTAAGAATCTTTTGTAGTTTGTTTGTACTCAAAGCACCAGCTTGAATAGCATTCCATTCGGGTTGCGTTATAGTAACCTTAGTCTTCTTCGCACCTGTTCTGATACGGGCTTCATTCAACGCTAATTGTTTGGTCTTCTTAATGTCATCGGCATCCATATGTGGATTAGCCTGCCGCTTTAAAGAGACCTGGGCGTTTGCTAGGAGCTGGGCTTGTTTCTCTAGTGGGGCGTTCTTCAAAGCAAGATTAAGCTTCGAGTTAAGAGAAGCCACTTCATTTGAGTACACGGCTTTGGCTGAAGATGAATAAGGGATGTTCTTAATACCTATTGTTTCTTTTCTTGCATTGTTAGCCATAGCCTTTAGCTTATTAGAATGTTCCGCATATATACCTTCCATAGTAGTACCAGAAGAAAGGTCGAATGCGTTAGCTGTTTCGGCTAACAGTTGAGACTTCACTTTCCTAGGTTCCATAGTACCAGTCTCTACCTTAACCTTAGCTCCAGTAACGGGGTCTTTTACTATCTTATGTTTAGGAACCAAATGCCCTGTCTCTACAAAAACCTTCTTACCTGTAACCGGGTCAATTGGTCCACCCTTTGCTGCAGACCTAGCTACTCTTTGATTGACAAAGACCTTAGCTCCAGCTCTACTAATCAAAGTAGAAGCGCCCGCCTTCTTACTACCTTGATACTCTTCTTTCAAATTAAGAATACCATGATCCTTTTCGGATTGTATAAAATCAAGGCCATGTTTTTCCGAATCGATAACAACCATGGAATGTCGAATTGCACGAGAAAGTTCTTCTGTATTTGCTCCACGAAGAGTCATATCGGTAATCAGATTAGAAATCTTACCCATCTCATATCCCTTTCGAGCACTACTGATACGAGGAATGGGCGAATCTTTAGGCAACTTATATACCTGAGGATCAAATCCCTTCAATCCATCTAGAGCGGGAGTACTTTTAATAGATCCTTTATTATTAGGAATAACAAGAACAAAGTCTCCATCGAAATCTGCACCAGACAAACGTTCAGCAACTGAATGATGAATACCAATAGCATCTTTAGCAGAAGTACCTAATATTTTTCGAGCTTCACGATTGCGGTTATTTACAGTCAGTTGAGGAATCTCAAATGTTCCACCATGAGGAAAGCGAATAAGGGCTACGCGTTCGCCATTTCTCATAGTAGGTGCATAAACTTCTGTCGACTTCATTGACGGAATAGGCAATAGAACTTTGGTCGCTTGTCGTGGAAGATTAGCTGCTTTAAGATGTACGGCTGCTGAATCGGTTGAATCAGCAAATTTTATGAGCAGTTCTTTACGAATTAGCGGATTTGTAAGAGAGTTAATTTCCTTAAATTCTATAAGACGGCGTTCATAAGTTCGATTAAGTTGTTGCTTAGCAAGTTCTGGACTTTGCTTTGACAACACCTGAGATGGAAGATTTCTAGAATACGTATCCCAGTTACCTTCTTCGCCAGATCCTTCTTTGGTAGGACTACCAACAATGTTCATTGCGGATACAACTTTGCCATCGGGGCCATGCACCTGTCGTACAATAGCTCCAAATGGATTCTCAGGATCAGCTTCCATTTCTTTCATAGCATCTTTTTTACGTCCAGTATCAGACTTATTAGTATTGAATACCAAGTCTACGCCTGGAGGTAGATTATCCTTGTAAACAGCCATGCCTTTTAGGTAATGTGTACCATCAACGGCAACACGAACCTGTGCATAACGCGAAGATCCAATACGAAGATCTTTTACGCCTGGTCGAACATAGATAACTCCGTCAGCTTTACTTCCACCATCTTTAGCATAATTGATGCCAATTCGTCTTGAACTAATTGAAATGGGCTTTTGAACTCCAAGATAGCTTCGACCATGAGTTTCCGAATATTCAGTAATCAATTTAATTTCATTTCTATTTCTCTGAACTTCAGAAAGCGACGCTCCTGGTGGAGCCAACACTTTCATAGTCGTAAATTGCCCTGTACCAATTTGTCGAACTTTAATGTTATGAACTTGATATCCTTCTTCTCTTAGAATAGCAACAGCAGTGTTCAGACGAGTTTGTGTAATACCTAATTGATTCTCAACACCGCTACCGATCTGTATGTACTTTTTCTTAGCAACTTGATCTTTAAGCATATTAGCTGTTGTATGAAGCGCATCAGCTTTGTCTTTCTCACCAGGAGCACGAAGGGCGCGAACAGAAGATTCATTAAGACCCATACGTTCGCCGATCTTAACATTCGACCAACCTCGGTCGGCTAAACGTCGAACTGTGAGAATCTTCTCTTGCTTCTGTTGAGCAAGAGCTATAGATCGAGCTGCACGAAGCTGTGTGGTAGAAATAGCAAAACCTCTAGCAATCTCCGAATCAGACATACCATTTTTTCGAAGACCATCAATTGTATCAAGAAAGCTTCTGTTACGAGTGTTTTCAGATCTACCAGATCCCCATGGATAACGACCAGATCGGCGAAGGATGCCGTAATGCGCAAGATGCTGTTCTTCAGTACGAATCACGACTCCTCCTCTAATCTTCGATGTGTAAGTACTTTATCGAATTCTTGAATTTTCTCCATAATAAACATGATATCTTCTGGGTCAGCATCGTAAACTATAACCTCATTATCTTGGTAAATGCGCAACTCTATCTTAATCTTGAATGGATCTTTATCATACTCAAGACAGAACAATGCGGCATAAACCTCAAGTTGATGAACTGAGCCTGGAACTACACCTGTTTTCAAATCGTGAATTCGAAGAGTGTTATATCGAAAAGAAATTGTGTCTGCTGTACCAAAACAGTTTTCCGAATAATATAGAACTTGGTCACAAACCATTCTATGTCGAATTGCATCGTTGATATATAAACCAACAGTTCCAATTAGATCGGAAAGTCTATTTGCTTCGATTTCTCTTTGAGCATATATATGTTGCGCTGTACCATAGGCACCAGCTTGAGCTGCAGTCCAACGTTGAATTAAGCGATCGTGCGTATAATTAATCCAATGGTATTGACTAGGACTAAGAAACGCGTGTTCGCCTAGGAGGTTTAAATGCTTGTTGAAGCGCAATCAAAACCTCCTCTTCATTTTCGGGATAAATATAAGCAGCAAACGACATTTCACTTAATCGTTCAATATAATAATCTTGATTAGGTTGTGAGCTTGCTGACTTTGAAGACTTAACTTCTAGCGAAGCCCAATAATTTTTCCAAAGAATAATAAGATCCAACATACCTTGTTGGTATGATGTATCCATTTTTAAAATAACACAGCCAGGAAATATATTTTCAAGTCTTTTAATTAACTTTGCTTGATATTTATTTTCAGTCATTATAGATATGCGCTTACAGCTCGGATTATACTATGAGGTTGACTTACCATATCGGCGCCAACATACATATAATGGGGATCTCCACCTACATACGTATAATAATTTGTATCACCACCACCAACATTTCCTGGTAAAAGCTTTAATTGTCTAGGAATTTTCCCAACCCAAGAATATCCCGTCTTTGCTGCAAGAAGCACTGTTTTTTGACGATGTACAAGAGCAAGACCAGTAATTCTAGCAGTAAATTCAGGATCACTTTCTGCACTTATAGAAGTAGAAAGTGTAATAAACACAGAACCGTCAGGTGTATGTACATTATTAACTCTAAGATTGAAAACATCATCTGCAGCAAGCCAATACCAAGGAGAAGTAACCCAAACATCAACATTATGCCCAGATATTATATTTGTTTCAATAAAAGTTAATGAATACAATGTATTATCAGCATTACTAAAACCTGGAGCTAAATTCGCTGAAAGCCAAATTTGAAGTTCGTCTTGATGAGAAGGACCAGTAACCGCTCCTCCTACTGACGATCGAGGTAAAAGATCTAAGAAATAATAAGGTTCGTCTCTACCTTCTTGTAAAGGATCGCGCCATAAAATAACTACCACATCATAATCTTCTGTTATTGGAAGCGCAGCCAAACGCGCTGGTGCAGCATCCATAGCTTCTTGCGCAGTATAATAAAAACCATCATATATTCCACCAACATCCGCATAAGATTGTGGCCATGCTGGTTGAGCAAATACTTCTGCCTGATAAGAAAGATCCCATGCCCCTATAGGAACCGTAATTAAATGATAACTATGATTAGTCTGCCATGCATTTTGAGGTGGATTGGCTCCTGTTAGATCTGTGATACCGGTAAGTACATATTCAACTGACCATTTATCCGGATCAAGTGGGAAACCGCTTGGTGCCTTATCGCGTGACACATTGGGAAATGTAATCGCACCAGAGGCAAGCGTATAGTCAGTTCCTCCATACAACGTCAATGTTGTATTACCAGACGCATATGCTACACCAGTAACAAGAAAATATTTAGTAACAGAGGCGTGTGTTAACTTAATTCTACAACCGAGAGATATATCATTTCTAAAATCACCAGCTGCAACCATTGTATAAGTTGGCGCATCTGCTGCGCCAAATGCCCAAGAACCAGTAAGTGCTGTCCAACCATCAGCCGGAACTCCGCTACCTCCACCACTACCCGGAACTCCTTGTATGCCTTGTGGTCCTTGAATACCTTGTGGTCCTTGAATATTTGCTCGATAATTCCAAGAAGATGCGCCTGTTTTTTCGTATACATTACCCGTTGCAGTATCAAGATACCAATCGCCTACAATTCCAATTCCACTGGTTGGTGCGCCAGATCCACTAGACCATTTTTCACCCGGTGTACCAGCAGCTCCTGCTGCTCCTGCTGCTCCTGCTGCTCCCGCTGGACCTGTTGGGCCTGGAACAGTTGAATCAGCTCCGCTGGACCCGTCGGACCCGTCGGACCTGCTGGACCTGTGGCACCAGTAGCTCCTGCTGGACCCGGAACGGTTGAAGCAGCGCCGGTTGGACCAGTTGGCCCTGCTGGACCTGTTGGGCCTGGAACTGTTGAAGCGGGACCCGTTGGACCTGCTG